GGAAGAACTTTGATTTGATTTAATGGAGCAATATCCTGAACCTTACTCACATCAACTACTTCAACCAATCCCCAATCAGCAATTAACTGAACGATACGATTACGACGCTGAATATCATTTACAGTTAAGTTTGCGTGTTTGCCGTCAAGTGCGAAAAGTTCCTTGAAACTCACAATATAATATCGCCCCTGCTTGTGAAGAATATGACAACTCTGATAGAGTTTCTTCTCTTTTCTTGAGGCAACTCCAATACGTGTCAAAGTTTCCCGAACTTTTAAGAAATCATCTGGTTCATTCAGAATGACTTCTATCATCATATCGGGCGACCATTGTACAGTGGGTTCTTGAACGACACTCATTTTGTTCCTCCAGTTTCAAATTTCGATTTAATAAATGTTAGTTGCTCTTTTGTCAGAATCCTCAAAGCCTGCTGTGCCTTTTCATTACTATAATTATAATAACGCTTGACAATATCAAGATCTTCGATTTTATCTTTACGGAGCCAAGGAGAATATCTCCTTTTAACCCTCAGAATATTTATAAGAAAGTCATATTGCATTTTTTTAGGAAGAAAATGATGCTGATTCAATTCATTCACAAACATAATGCAATCAATTTCTCCAGAGAGGCACCGATTAATAATATATGGAGCATACCCCTTCTCAGTTGAAGGATCTTCATCAATCAGGTTCTTCTTTGTTTGATTGATCGAGTTCAACCAGTCCTTCAATTCAGGCATCAACTAATCCCTCACTTTTTAATCTATTGTAATTATAACATCCATCAAAATTAAATTGGATTTTTGGAGTTTTATTATAATTAAACAACAATAGTTCCTTTCTTTGCTTTTGATCTCGCATATATTCACCAACCGAACGCATCGTATAAGTTAGATCAAACTCTGCGGCAGTCCAGTTCGTAAATCTATCTTTCACAAGTTGGTCTGAATTGTAACTAATCAATTGATCCATAGTATTAGCATCACAATCAGCAGCAAACTTATCGTGATCAAATCCTTTGTGCATTGATCCCTTACGCCCATAGAGATTATCCTTAATGTCATAAGGAGGATCGAGATACATAAAAGCACCTTTGTTTCCATCCATCAGATAATCATAGGAATAATTAGTTATACGCCACTTGGAGATAAGTTTAGAGTACTCTGGCAGTTTCTCAATACCTCTAAGACTAAAATTAGAATTAGATGCCTGAGGTGAGAAAGAAGAACTCTCCGTGAGTCCACTGAAAGAACACTTATTGATAATATAAAAATCAGCAGCACGATCAAGATTTGAACGACCTTCTTCGTGCAATTTATCCTTACAATAAAGAAATAGATCCTTTGCTAATTCTGGTTTATTGTTTGCTAATTTTATTCCTTTAAGATTATCTTTCAGATCTGTTCCAAACATTTGAAGTTGTTGCCAAAAATTCACCAGAGGTTCATAAAGGTCATTTACCCAAATATCCAGATTGGGATACTTCTTGGTAATATGAATTGCTACAGAACCACCACCCAAGAAAGGTTCACGGAACTCATCATAGTTTCGTAAATCTGGAAAAAAGGTGTCCATCTTAACACAAGCACGGGACTTGCCGCCAGGGTAGCGTAATGGAGTTTTAAGAGACTTCATAATCAGGTTTGTGATATTTCAAGTATTCTAGGAAGGTCATTTTCATTTCCTTATGTGTCATACCACAATGCTTTGCGGCAGCAGGAAGAGTCATTTTAGCACGAAAGAGTGCCTCATTTGCCTCTTTCACATTCTCTGGAGTTGTTTTGACTGGAACATCTTGAAGAGATGTCTTATTAATTTTTAGCATACTCATTTCCACTCACACTCCAGTAATGATTCCAACTATTGTTCCTTTAGGGGAAGACTTTTTTGGTTTATTTAATCTGGTAAATCCATTTTCCTCTATACTTTCATAAAATCTGACTGGTCCTGGATTTTTAGTAACATTAGATGGTTTTGGATTTAGTGTTACATTTTTACCGTTACCGCCTTTGTTACTACTTTTCCAATTTATTTTTTTAGGTTTTTCTGAAGGTAATTTTACTAATTTTGATTCCACTTCAATTTCTACTTTTTTATAGGAAGAAACTGATGGATGTTTGAACTTATTTTCATCAACTTCCCATATTTCGTAAATCAATTCTAACGTATCTTCTTTAATTTCTTTACAAACACCCCCAATAATTTTATCTCTCTGTAAATCTGGATTCACCATCAATCCATTTCCTTCTTCTACAGCAAAAGGAACACCCCTATAATCTGTAGCATAATTTCCACGAATGGTATAGCGATAAGCAACATTTTTCATTTTCAATTCAACTCCAACATTACAATAGTTTATGTTTTTTTCTTTACATTACTTGAAATTACACTCCACCATAATTTCAGTTAGACAGGCAAGTAAGTTTATCTCTTGGTCGGCAACAAATGCCGATTGATATTGATACTTTGCCACAACCAATACTGCGGCAGCAATAGAAGGTCCATCAAGAACCTCATACAAGGAGTCATAGATACGACGCAAAATGATATTGATGTCATTATCCAAATTGGAAACGACCCACTTACGAACTTCGGTAAAGTTCTTTTCCTTTAAGAACTTGATAAGTTCATTTACGGAGATGTCCGAAAAGGATGCCAAAATACCAGAATCAATTTCACCACTAACAGAATATCTTTGACATTCGTTAGTGACCCGTCTGAAGTCAGGAAAGTGCTTGTTTATCAGTTCCGCAAGGACTTTCGGATCATATCTGACGCCCTCCTTATCCAAGATGTTTTGTAGACGCTTGAAGAAGGATCCTGCCAACTTGGTCTTTTCTTTTCCTTTGATTGTGAAGTCAATGACGGCACATCGGGAATGGAGAGGTTCGATGATTTTGTTCTTGTAGTTGCAGGTGAAGATGAATCGGCAATTACCAGCAAATTCCTCAATAAACGCCCGTAAGAGGAGTTGAACATCGTTGCTCGTGTTATCTGCCTCATCAATAATGATGACTTTGTGTTTAGCATCTGACGAAAGTGAGACGGTCGAAGCGAAGTTTTTCGCATTGTTTCGGACAGTATCAAGGAATCTACCTTCGTCGGATCCATTGATGACATAACAATCTACTCCCAATTCATTACATAGTGCCTTTGCTACTGTGGTTTTTCCTACACCAGCAGGACCACACAGAAGCAAGTTAGGCAGTTCGCCACTATTTAGAAAATCCTGAAAGGTCTTTTTAATCTGCTCAGGAAGAATACAATCTTCAATTGTTTTTGGGCGATATCTTTCGCACCATAAGAAATCACTCATAATTAATCAAATCCATTCAGGTTTTCGTTGTGGCATACGGAGGTAGTTGTCTTTTACCCAAGTTTTTGAAGCAATATACCTTTTATAAGCAGTAAAGGTATCAATACTATCATCACACTTCCATTCATCAGGCATAGCACGGGCAAATGGTGTCACATCAGTAATCTTCCCCTTAGGAAACAAATAGTAAGCATCCACAAGAGTATTGTAGCACGAATGAGTCTTTCCGTAACGAACAGAATACTCATCACAGAGATTCATACCCCACTTGATTAACCAGTAGGCATTATCAATTGATTCTGCTGCCCACCGAGTACAGGGATGATTACGGAAAGCACCTTTCTCCGTTGCATATGGAGTTCCGTCTTTCTTCGGAAGAGTACCGTAACCGTGACCCCATTTCTCAGATGCTACAATAGACAGCATTTGACAGCATTCCAGTGGCATTTTAACTATATGTTTGTCGGGGAGACAGATTGCAGACTCTGCCGGAAATTCAGAAGTTACAAAAATATTCATTAGAAGCAATATTTTTTAAGTTGATGAAGAACTTCTTCTGGTTTATCTTCCAGATAATATGCCTCCATTTCATAAACGGCATAAGAACCAGTTGCTTTTACTGACCTCATAACATCATTTAGTTTGTATTGGTCCAAAGAAGCCGACACACCCAGCTTACCACGTTTACACGCTTGTGCAACGTGAACTGCCTCGTGATACACAGTTTCATTTACATAATGCTTAACCGGACTAATTGTGTTTTTGATATTATCTAAACAGATTATAAAATCAGGAGACTTTAGAAGTCCAAACAATTCCTTATTTCTACATAATGGGGCATTTTCTCTAACATTATAATTCTTTAGCATAATTTTGCTAATTATTTCCTGACCAGCAGGAGTCAAATAGAGTAGAAATTCCATTATTCAAATGTAGAATCAGGTTCTAGTGCGATCCAGTAAGAGAGATTGTGCTTCGTGTTA